CGTTTTTCCATTTAGCTGACCAGGTTCCGTCTCCGCTTGTTCCGCCCAATGTCCATGATATTTGTTCATCAAAAAACCATTGTGCATCACTAAGTGATCCTCTTGCAATTTCTATACCAGACACATATCCTAACGAAGCAGGAATTCCTGCACCAGGCACATCATTGTTTAAGACAATAACATTATCTGTAATAGTAACTTCAGTTGATTCTACAGTAGTTGTAGTACCTTTAACTTCTAAATTACCTGTTACAATGACGTTACCTTCGAGGTTACCTGTGTCAAGAGTGATGTTTCCACCATCTTGTACTGCTACTTTATAATCACCGTTATATACGTTTACAACTCTTGACATACTTTATCCTTAATAAAGGGATCCATCCCTGTATTATTGTGCCGGTAACGCTACTGCTAGACTATTTGCAGGATTTGTACCTGTTTCTAATACTTCTGGAATGTTACCAATGCCATAAACTGCATTAAATTCTGTTCCGCCTGCTTCTAGTTGAACAGTTCTGTTGCGAATCTTTGTTACTTGATAAGTTGTTGAGTCAGTTCCGTATGCATCAATTTCAAAAGTACCTGCTGTTAAATTTCCAGAACCAAGATTGGTTAATTGTAGAATTTCATCTGCAGAATCGTCGCCTGCATTAGAGTCTAAACGCACTACAAAACGATTATCACTAACCTGTCTAATAATATGTGCGGCTGTTGTTGCTTCTGAAGCACCTGTAAAAAAGTGTCTTGTTACTGCGATACGACCAGCGCCGTATCCGATTTTGTCTTTATTAACTGGACGTCCCATTTTTTTCTCCTTATAAAATATTTGACGTTCTAGGTCTACGCGGCGGGTACCGCATAAGTCCTCATCAAGAGGCTCTACTTCTTGACAAATGTATTTATCAAATAAGAAGAAAGGCTTACAAAGTCTCCCTTGTAAGCCTTTAATTGGAATAAGCAAAATAGGGAGGATTCGGTTATACCTCCAACCCCTCGCCGCAGATACCATTCTGAAACCAGGGAGCCTGTTTCCGCTCGGTAGAGCGATGTGACTCAGCGTATTTCTACTACCAAGCCTGGGTACCACCCCTAAACAGCCAAGTTCGACGCTCTGGTAAACGCCTCTTCCTTGCACTATATAAAAACTCTAGCTACAAGTTTTTAGCTTATGTATACACTATAGCAGACTTTATTCCTAAAGTCAACCTCTTTTTTACCAAAAATTTAAATAAAATATATCCAAAATAATACCAATTAGTGCCAAAGATGATAGTACAACTACTATATCATGTACTCTTTCTTTTTTGATCATTCTAACGGTATATGGATCAGTATGTATTTCCATATTATATTTTTTGTAATCTTGGGTCATCACTCAATATGTTCTTCTCGCATCTTGGTCTAGACAAACGATTCTTAGCCATTTTAAGTAATATGGCTTTGTGTGCTAGTTTAGTTTTGAGTTTCTTGCGAGCTATTTCGAAGTCTTTGTGATTCATAACACTCTCCTTTTTACAGTTAAGTGCGTTCCTTCGCTTATGCTACTTCCGGCCCGTAGGCTGAACGTATAATTATTTAGTCAAAAAAATAGGGCCCGAAGGCCCTATTTAAATTTCGTGTTCTACTAAGAGACTTAGCTGAATGTTACGTTGGCAATAGAAACTTTGCCTAAGTAGTCAGCCGCGTTACCTAGTGAAGAAGCAACGTTTGAAAGCTCAACATAGCCGTATCTTGTCATGAATGACACTACTGGCTCAAATGTTGACGGATCAAGTACAACGCCACTTGACATTAGAGGAATGTAAGGAGCGTAGAACGCAGGTGCGTCTGATTCGCTTGATCCTTTGTATCCAACTAGAACGTCAGTTGAGTCGCCTGCATATGCGTCAACGTAAACTTTCATTGCACCGTTAAGAGTACCAACCATTTTAGTGTTAGTTGGTGCTTCAAAAGTACCTTCAGTTGTACGTGCAAATGCACTTGTTGTTGCAGACTGTAGTACAGTTAATGCAAATGGGCTAACCACTGCATAGTTACCTGCGCCACGACGTGTTCTTGCCGCAATATCGTTAGCAACTTTGTTGATCATAACAGCTAATGCCGCATGTTCGTCACCTACGAATGTTGCAGTACCACTTACACCTGTTTGGTCATACGCTTGGCTAGCTGTACCAGCTAGTGTACGTAGAGATGCTAGGATCTCTTGATCGATTTCAGCAGTAATTTCTTGAGCTAATGCCGCCATTACTTCTGCTTCGATGTCAATGCCTTGTTGTGCTTGTGCGTCTTGAGCCGCTTCAAAAGTCCAGCGAGCTGATAGCTTTCTGGTTTTTGCTTCGACTGTCTGCTTTAAGATCTGGATGCTTAAACGCTTTCCAGCTGTACCTTCAAGTGTTGCTGTAGCATCAGCTTTGTCGGTAGAACCGCCACCACTGTAGCCTACACCAATCTTGAATGGTGATAGAGCTTCTTCGCCTGCAGTCACATCATCTAATGTGTCTGAGTAACGTACTCTTAATGTGTGGATTTGACCCACTGGACCTGTCATTGGCTGTACACCAACTAATTCGTTGGCGATAACAGTTGGCATAACACGTCTGATTACCGGTAGGATAACTCTGTTTAGAGTTGCAACATTACCTGCTGAAGATGCACCCGCTGTAGCGGCCTCTGCCAAATACTTTTTAGTATTTTCTAGAGTCACGCCCATTACGGCTTTCTTATTGCCTTCTAGGCCTTCAAGAAGTGCAGTCTTAGTATCCTGCCAGCGACTTTCTAATAGTTCTGACATTTTTTTCTCCTTATTTCAATCCTGCAAGTCTTCTAATATCTACAACGTTATCAGGTGTAGATGTGCTTGCATCTATGTCATTGGTTTGTTTATTGCCTGTTACTTGTGTGCCTTCGGTAAGTGTTGCCTTGGTATCCTTGGCTGGAGTGTCCCCCGCGATAACGCTTGGCATGTACTTGTCGAATGACTTTTGAAGTCTATCGGTTTGTACAGATTCCAGCAAGTCAGCCATGATTTCTCTTTGCCCTTTATTCAAAGGCGAAAGGAGTTCATTCATAACTTCTTTTCTTTTAGCTGTGTCTTTAGCAATTTTAATTTCAGCTTCTTTGCTTTCAACTAATGTTGCTTTTTCTTCAGCCGCTTTTTTAGCTTCAGCTAATTGCTTATCTTTCAACTCAACTACTTTTAATAGTTTTGCAGTTTCGGATTTCTCATTAAGATAGCTGTTAGTATATTCTGATGCAAAAGATTCGAAAATCTTACGTCCAAAATCGTTCTTACGAGCTGAGTCAATGTCTTCCTTAAGTTGTGAAATTTCTTTATTAAGACCTTTCTCAACCGTCTCTGCAACAATTTTAGTTGCGTCTGTGATAAACTTAGACTTAACTTTAGCTAGATGTTCTTTGGCTTCACGTACTAAACGTACTTTTGTTTCAGCCAAGTCCTTTTTATCTTCGTAAAATTCTGCAATTTCTTTAGATAATGAATCAACAACAAAATCTTCAAGTTTGGAAAATTTACCTGCCATAGCTTTCTGATCTTCGTGTAGCTCGCCAATTTCTTTGCCTAGTTGTTCAACAACAAACTTTTTCATTAGGTCTGCGTTTTCACGCATTGCTACTGCATATTTTGCTCTTGCTTCGGCTAGTTTTTGACGGTCATCTGCGAACTCAGTTAGCTCTTCGCTTAGTTTTTCTTCAAGCATTTTATCAATAGCTTCTACCATTGTTTGCTTGTCATGCTCATACTTTTGAGCAAATTCTTCTCTAAGCTCAGCTGTGGCGCTCAAACGATTTTCTTTAATCTTTGATTCCCATGCTTGTTCGATTTCTGCTCTGATTTCTTCGGAAATAGCGTTATTTTCAAAGAGTGCTTTCAGTGCATCTAACATTTATTTTCTCCTTGTTAGCGGAGACCGTTGATAATGTTCACCAACGATTCCTTTAAGTATTTCTGTGCCTTTTCGTCGCCGTTAAGTTCGCGAGCCATATTCATTGCCTGATAGCCACCACGGCTATTTAATAAGTGTTCGTAAATGGGAGTTGGATATGCTCCCGGAGCACTTGGTTGAGCAACGGCATCAACAGTAATAATTTCAAACTCGCTGACCTCGCCGCTTCCATCTTCTTTAACATTTCCAGATCCCCTAGATGAGACACCAATTTTGACGCCGTTATTAATCATTGTCGAAATTAATTGTCCCATCGGGGTTGGAATTACTTTAAGTTTTCCGTAACCGTTTGGACCATCCATCCACATTTCTGTGATCATATGGCTTACACGATCTAAATTAATATTAAGTCCTTCAGGATGATCTACTTCACCTAGTACACTATATCCACCTTTAATCTGATCGTTGAGCGTGTTGACAGCTCTACTAATCTCAGTTACAGGATATACACGTTGGTTAGCGTTACGAACACCACCTTGAATGCAGATACCTTTCAAATACAGGTCTTTACCGCCTGATTCGTTTTCAGTAGTCTCAACGACCATTTTTGCTTGGTCGAATGATAGTGTTTCAGTTAAGTTTAACATCTGTTATTCCTTAATCTCAATTAAGAACCAATAGTACTTTTAGTATTGGCTCCAGTTTCGCCTGCGCCTTTCTTCTCTGCGCCATGGCCTTTAGCGTTTGACATACTCTTAGAAGCTTTTCCGCCTGGTACGTTTACGTTCCCTGCATTATCTTCTTTTGAGGACATTGCTGAACCGCCTGTAGCACCTTCGCCGCCTGCGGCAATGTTACTTGCTGTTCCGCCCATGTCATTTTTTGAAGCAACTGGTGATTTTGCTTTGTTGTCTTCACCTTTTGGTGTAGCAACTTTGTCTACATACTCACGCATTACTTCGCCGTCGGACTTTTTGCCTTCAAAAGCAGGCATTTCGTCTTCTACGCTAAGTTCGGAAGGAACTTCAATAGCTTCTTCCTTGTCTTCATCACCTTCGTCATCCATGTCCATGTCAGCGTCATCGCCTTCATCGTCACCTTTGTCGCCAGCCATCATTTTTTCAAATTCAGCTTTAAGGTCATCAAGAGCATCTTCTAGGTCAACTACACGGTCTTCGATTTCTTCTTCGTCATCTCCGCCTTCGCCGCCTTCACCGTCTGCATCAGCTTCGATGTCACCCATCATGTCATCTGCAGGATCGCCGCCCATTGGGTCAGCTTCTGGTGTAATTTCTCCGAAATTTTCGTCTGTTTTTTCGTCTGTAGCTTCTTCAACGTCTTCGTCTGATGCTTCATCTACTTCTTCATCTGATGCTTCATCAACTTCTTCGTCAGTAGCTTCGTTTGTTTCTTCGTCGTCTGAAGACTCATCTACTTCTTCATCAGTAGCTTCGTTTGTTTCTTCCTCGTCAGTAGCTTCATCTACTTCCTCGTCTTTTGCTTCATCGACTTCTAAATCTTCTAAATCATTTTCTAGCATCTTTTCATAGATACCACGTGACTTTTCAATAACAAATTCATGAAATAGCTCATCTGCGCCAGCACGATCGTTATTGACAAGTTTTTCGAGCATTTGCTCTAATTTATTGTCTGCCATTGTTTTCTCCTATAGTTTTATTAAGTTGTAAGGCTGTCTAGTATTATTTACACTATGATTAAAAAATACACGGATAACGGCGTCAAAACGAGCTCGTTTTGACACAAACCGTCTAAAAATCATAATATCTTTTAAACTCACTGACTGTTATGTGAGATAAATTCGTACATTTCTTTAATTGTTTAGGTACAAAGTCATCGTCATCAGCTACTATTCTTATGTAGCGTTTGCCTGGATGAGCATCGCACGTTGAAGCTGTTTGTCTCTCCCAATTGCCAAAATATGTTGCAGGATCACCTTGTTTCTTATAATTGTGTGTTCCTGCGTACAAGTTATTTACCACACTTCTATTGCCATGTTGGTCTTTTTCACCGTGAAAATCAAATCCTAGTATATAAATTGTATCGTGTGCATGTGTACTAGCTAACCATAGTGCTGTTGGACCGCTACTCCAACCTTTACTTGGTTGGAAATATCTAAAACCTTGCATGCCGTGAAATTGCTTGTTAGGATTGGTCCATACTTCGTGTTCCATTTGCCATTTATGCTGATTTATTTCTAGTATCATTTTTACATCAACAGCAACTAGATAATCAGGTTCGAAATGCCTGAACATTGCATTACAGGCATATATTTTTCCGTAATTTTTCAGTGGGTATAAGTCAATGTCTTTACGGCTTGTGCCATTACCTATAACAAAGGCCACAGTCATAATACATAATCCTAAACTTCAGGTTGTGCTTGAATGCCGTACATTTGACGAACAAATGCTAGTTCTTTTTGTTTTTCTTCGTTGTGTAATTCAGATGCTTTACGTGCTTTATTAATTTGACGTAATGTTAAACGTGTTTTGCGTGTGTCGTCGCGATTTACAATGCTCTTGTCATCTGTTGCATCGTAAGTCTTATCCTCTATAGGATCAATAGTTTCTTTGTCAAAATAAAATAGTTCACGTAGTATCATGTTAATATTTATCCTATTCGGCCGGAGGAGGTTCAGCACCGCCGCCAGCATCTGGTGTAGTTACAGAATCTGGTCCTCCAGTTTCTCCTGTTGCAACACCTTCTTCACCTTCAGGTGCAACGTCTGCGCCTGCTCCTAGATCACTTTCGATACCTGCACCACTAATACCTGCTCCACGCATTTCTGCACTTGCATCTGTAGGCTGTGAAGATAATGTTTCATCATTTTCTTCTTTCCAATAGCGTTCATTTTCTGCAAGCTCTGAATCACTCATTCCTAAGAAACGTTTCATTGCATATCTATTACTGATAAATGGAATTGCTTGAATCTGTGCAAACGTTCCAATACGCTGATTATCTAATTCACTTTGTCTATAACTTGCAAAGTTTTGTGGTGGTTGAAATAGCAAATCAAACATTGCGATGTCAACATTAATACCTTTTTCTAATAGATAGCGTTTAAATTCTTGATTAAACACTTCAGCAATTAAGTTTTGTAAACGTTCACAGTATTTGTTAAAACGTAATTCTTGGATATACGCTGTGCCAACTCTACCGTCATTGAAAGAACTTTGTCCTTCGTCTTGTGCGGCCGCTGGTAAGTATGAACTTGGAATACGTAGTCCTCTCACAAGTTTATTTGTAAAATACTTAAGGTCATCAATTTCACCTAAGTTTGTACCGCCTGGTAGTGTTTCAACTTTAGAACCTCTACCTTCTGCTGTCTGTGGGAAAAAGTAATCTTCATTAGTTGATAAAGGATTGTAAGCACTGTCTATGACAGATGTACCGCCTCCTGTCTTCGATGGTATCCTTCTTTGATGTATCTCAGTTTTAACTCTTTCAACAAACTGCATCGCTAGGTGTGATGGCATATTTCCTACATCAACATAGAACACTCTACGTTCAGGTGCTCTCTGTGTTCTGTAAATAATAATAGCATCTTCTAATAATTCTTTTTGTTTGTATACTTTAAATATACCTTCTAATAAACTATTACCAAATGGAGCATTGTTGTCTAAGCCTTCACTTAAACTTAAATGTACCATATGTTCAGCAGTAATAGCATGTTCTTTAGTTTTGTCATGACCAAAACGTCCTGAACTTGAACCTGATGTTTGTGTGTTGCCAACCATACCGCGAACACCACCTGTAAGGTATCCGTCTCCGCCACCTGTTACATTACCGTTAGTAGTGTAAGGAGTAGTCGCAACTTTGTCAACAAAGTTTAGGTTAATATCTTTTACAATATATTGTTCTGGTTTTTTACCTTCTGATTCGTTTACAATAATACTTGATACTTTTGCAGGATCAACATGATGCCATTTTTTAGTTTCTGGATCTCTAATAAAAAATGCATCACCAAACTTAAACACATTACGCACAATTTTGAACATGCGTGTGCCAAAGTCATTCATCTTAGTCCACTGCTGTAAGTATTGTTCTAGTACTTTCACTTCTGAATTAGTTGCCATTTTTTTGAAGTCAATAGTAAAACTAGTTTTATTGATTGGATTTTGTTGTGTACAAAACTCAGCTAGGATATCTAGTGCGGCATTTACCTCACTATCTTGATCCATTACATTATATTGTCCATATCGCTCAACTCTATTAGGAGCGCCTGTGTATACATCAGGTAAAAAACTAGAATAGTTTGATCTTGCTGGCCCTGGCTGTGTTCCTTGTCCCACTGATAGCGGGCTACGTGTCCCTGCTTCGCCCTCTACTGGTGTAAAATATCTTTTCCAACTCATATTATATTATCCTATCTTGCCCCATTAATATTGCCGTTTAACTGTTTCGTAGCTTTTTGTGTACCTTTATTC